AGGATGCGGTCTGGTTCGTAATGCAAGTCGAGGCTAAAGACCGCCTCAAGTGGGCGCGCGAGATCCTTTCAATTGCACGCGACAAGCTTGTGGTTGAGAGGGATCGCGCGACTCACGGACACGCAATAGATATGATCCAGATCATAACGATGGTGGATGCAGCAAGCTTGGTGTGCAAAGAAGTTGTGGAGGATGAATGAAAACCAAGGATGAGATAGCGATGCAGGTTAAGAAGGAGTGGGATGAGTCTGGCAATAGATGGAGGCTATCCGTTTCCGCTGGTGGATTTACAACCGAGATATTTTGTTATGGAACTGCCGAGGAAGAGTATTTCAAATGCGTTAAGGAACTGGTTGACCACGCTTACCAGATGCAGAGTGTATGAAAAAGATTGACTCAATAAAACAAACAAAATAGAAAGGCAGGCCAAATGAAACTCTGGACAAACCACACAAACTCAATTCACAAAGTCGATGACAATATGCTCTACCCGCGCAATACCTATGTGTTGCCAGATGAGTTGACTGGTCCTACTTGGGATGATTCCATTCCCTGCCCACACAAGATTAAGCCTTACTACAAAGGCAGGGCTGCTGGTGGGGCAACAGCCGTCTACCGCGCTGGTGCAATCGGTGACGCAATCATTGCGACAGCCTACGTAAATTACTTGGTTCAGGAATCGGGTGGGGTTGTTGAGGTGTACGCTCCCGCTCGCAATCTGCCTCTCTACGCTGGGCTGGGTGCAAAGCTGTGGCCGTTGCCTGCCTCGCTTGAGGCGTGGGATTCTTTTGACGCGCACCTACCTACTGATGATTTGTTTAGTGGGCAGGTTGGCAACACCAAGCTAGGCACTGGTCTTGGCAACTGTTACCAGCGGATCTACGAGTGGATGGGTGTGTGGGATGAGAAGACTATGGCTAAGTATTGTAAGCCAGTTCTGCATCTCATCGAACCAGACCACGAAGAGTTGAAGGCGATGGGTAAGTGGCCTATGCCAGATCCGTTCTTTGCTTATCATGTCAGTAGTTCTGGTCCTACCCGTACCTACCCGCCAACGATGGGGCAGGAGGCGGTGCTGACGTTGCTGGAGGCTTACCCTAAACATCACGCTGTTATTATTGGGTTAGATAACAGTAATAACTTTAAGGTGGATCATCCAAGGGTGATTGACTTATTCAACTGTACCAAGACTGTACGCTCCTTGTTCCCGATTATAGCTGGGGCTGACTTTGTTGTTGCTCCAGATAGCTCAGTCAATCACATGGCTGCTGGGTTGGATACGCCGTGTGTGTCGTTGTGGGGTTCGTACCATCCCGATGATCGGATGACTTATTATCCGAAGAACGTATCGGTGTTCAAACCCGATACTTGTCCACACGCACCTTGCCGTCCGCACGCTGGGTTGCCCCAGGCGAAGTGCAAGGATGCGACAAACAAGACACCGAAGACTCAATACTGGTGCAATGCTTTGCGAAACATAACCGCGCAGGATATTGTTGAGGCCAGCAAGAAAGCAATGGAACTGGAAAACAAATAACCTAACTGGCGTTGTGGTATGCAAGGAGATCTTGCATCGGGACGTTTCCTCAGTGTGTTCTCCCCTTGAATCAGAGCCAGTTTGAATTTTATGAAAACAATGTCCCGAATGGTACGCAAGGAGATCTTGCGGCTGGTAATCACGATTACCACTTGAAACAAAGGGGCATAAATTTTAATAAGTAAAAGCAGATACCACTTGCAGTGGTTGACCATCGTGATACAAAACAAATAAGCAGAAAGGTAAATCGTGATATGAATGAAGAAATGTTGACAGCCTTACGCTGTCGTTTGGGCAAACCAGTATTCCTACTTGTGCCGAAGGGCTTGAAGGGTCCAGTGCAGGTTGGGTGGCAAAACATTGCGTATGAGGAAACCCTCCGCGCCGAGTATATCCAGAAGTTGCTGGCAACAAACATAGGGGTGCTGATGGGCAAGGCATCATCCAACCTGTGCAGCATTGATGTGGATAGCGATGCAAGGGCGGAAGAGTTTGAGAAGGCAAATCCAAAGCTGGCTGCAACATTCCAAACCAAGGGAGCCAGGGGTCGCAACTTCTGGGTGCGGGTCAAGGGCGAGTATCCAGACCTATTCAAGATCAAGGCTGGCACTGAGGATTGGGGCGAGTGGAGAAGCAATGGTGGGCAAACGATAGTTTACGGAACGCATCCAAGTGGATGCCAGTACACATATCCAGTCAGAGGAGCAACTCCAGTCGAGATCGAGTTTAGTGAAATCAATTGGCCAGAGGATACCAATAGGCCATGGAAGGATGACGAGCATAAAAAGAAATGCAAGGAGTTGGAGGAGGCTTGGGGTGCGCCGTTCAAGTACCGAACAAATACGGAAACTCAAGAACAGACATTGGTTGGTATCAATGAGCCATTCTGGGCTGCGAAGTACCACACCGAAAACAAAATTCTGTGGGAGCCATCCGAGAAGAAGTTTTATATGTACGATCCAGAGACGGGGCTGTGGGGCATCAAGAGTGAGGACACGATCAAGCAGGAGATAAGTTCATCCATACTTGAAGTCGGCAGGGACATTGGAGAGCCATCCACTCAAGACATGAGGAGCGAGAGGCTGCTCACGTCTATTACCCGCCAGTTGCGGGGCATGGTAGAGGTGCAGGATGCGTTCATAAACAAGGGCATTCCAGGCGTACATTGCGCCAACAGCTATATCACTTTTGATGATGACGGAGAGCTGCGAGAACACGACTTCAGCCCAGACTTCTATTCACGCAATCAATCGCCAATAGAGTACAAGGGCATTGACAAGATCCCGCAACGCTTCTTGACCGATCTGGTTGGTCCGACATTCAGCGATCCAGATGATGCGGTGATGTTCCAGAAGTACGGCGGGATGTGTTTGTTTGGAAGGAACATAATCCAGAGATTTATGGTGATGTATGGGCAGGCTGGTGGAGGCAAGTCAACGCTAGTTAACATTGTTCTAAACATCGTTGGCAAGCACAACATGGCTGCGCTCAGAACTGGACATCTAAATAATCAGTTTGAGTTGTATCGGTTCCGAGCCAAGACACTGCTCTCTGGAACAGACGTGCCTGGTAACTTCTTGTCAACCCCTGGAGCCAAGGTCATCAAGGGACTAACTGGAGGAGACACGATGGAGGCCGAAGGAAAGGGATTGAATGATGGCGTAGTGCTACAAGGCATATTCAATATCCTCATCACGTCCAACGAAAGGCTCAAGGTTGCGCTGGAAGGTGACGTTGAGGCTTGGGGCAGAAGGTTGTTGTTGCTTGAGTTTACCAATCCTCCACCAGCCAAGAAGGTTGATAGGCTTGCTGACAAGCTGGTAGAGGAGGAGGGGTCGGAGATATTGGCTTGGTTCCTGTGTGGGTTCCGTGAGTTGCTGAAGGATGTAAGAGAGACTGGAGACATACGCCTAGCCAGCCCACAAATACAGAAGGTAAACAGCCTGCTTGCGGAGTCGGACAGCGTGACAAACTTCATCAAAGAAAAGGTAACAAAGGCCAAGGGGTTTGAGATAACCAATGAGGAGCTTATCACCCTATACGGAGAGTATTGCGCGGAGCGCAGGTGGGTTGCAATGGAGCTTGCTAGACTCCAGAAGGTCATTAATGAGCAGATGTATGCCATACACGGTGCAACCCAGAGTCATTCGGTTGTGGCTCCAAGCGGCAAGAATGCCAGAGGGTTCAAGAACGTGGCAGTTCAAGGGCAATCGAGAGCAAGCCATAGGAGGGATGACTTTTGAGCCTAGACATAACAAAGCTGCATAACGTCAAGAACGGGGCTGATGGCGGGATTAAGGCTGGCTGTCCAGCTTGCGCCGCGCTGGGGCAAGACAACCGAAAGGAACATTTATATATATACAAAGATGGCAGGTTCGGGTGCGCCAAGTATCGCGGTGATCGGGCGCATCGGGCAGTCATAGCCAAGCTGGTTGGAGATGGGGTGGTTGCCAAGCCCAAGTCGTATATTGCGATCAAGCCGTTTTCATATCCTAAAAAGGATAGAAAAGCGGACTCTGGGACAATTGGGACACCTTTTTATAACCTACGCGCACTGCTTGAAAAGTTTATAGTATCTAATAAAGATACGTTATGTAATACACCCGTGGGTGAAATAGGGTTGCGAAAACCTGTCCCAGCTGTCCCAGAAATTGATAAGTCGTTGACCGATAACGAGGAGAGAGAAATCGAGCTAGTCCCAGCCGAAATAGTGTCTCAAATTAAGGAGGATTGCGAGGTTGGTGGGTGGGTTGAGGCCGTTGAAAGGCTGTTTGATGGAAGCATAGTAGGCGCAGTTTGGGATTGCGAAGTTTATGGTGATATGGAAACGGAGGCCAAATGAGGATGGGTGGGTACGATTTTGTAGCTGGAGATACGCAGGCTGACTATGCCAAACATTCCCAAGCTACATTTAAATCAATTTTGTGGTGGATCAGATGCAAAGGGATTGAGGACGGATGGCCGAAAGAAATGCTCAAGAAAAGATTGATTGGGATTGCTGGCGTATTGCAACGCCAGAGCGAGCCAGAAAATTGTATTAGTGAATCGCAAATGCAGAGACTTCTATACTTTTGATTTTGTTGCGGTGTGGTACAATCGTGAAATGAACAACGCTAAACCAGGTTTGTACGCCAACATTAACGCCAGACGCAAGGCTGGCACTAGCCGCCCTAAGTCTAAAAGCACCATCAAGCCTAAAGTATGGCGTATGATGAAGGCAAAGAAGGGTGGGTTTGAACCACGATAGAGAGCAACTGAAGGTGGCACATAAGTTTATTGCCTTGCTTCAGAGAGAGAATGCTCAGTTGCACGGAGTGCTACGCCTGCTAGGCCAACTGGTAGACGATATGAACGCAAACTGCTCCTTTGAAGTGTTCGAGGCTCAATGGAATGGGCTGACAGAGCAAGTTAAAAGGCTGTCAGGGTTCTTTGAGAGCCACCAGAAGGCACTACAATCGCTCCACGATGCCTGTCCTAGCGTTTGGGATGAGGATGAGGTAGATGATGAATCCTAGAGAACTACCCTGCAACAGCCCAAGGCGTACCCCTGGAGGACCAAAGAAGTTTGTGGTGCGTGCCTGCCAAGGTGGTGAAAATAGGACCATCAGATACGGCGATCCCAAGATGACCATTAAGAAAAGCAATCCAGACAGGCGCAGAAGCTTTAGGGCTAGGCATCAGTGCGATTCAAAGCCTCCCAGCAAGCTGACAGCTAGGTATTGGAGTTGCAAGAACTGGTAATATGGCAAAGGTAGCCAAAAAAACACGCCACAACCTATCAGAATCGAGCAGAAAGCCTGTTTCTAGGCGTTTTGAATCAAAATGTGATGCCCGAGACCTTCCAGTGGTCAAATTTAAGGTTGAGGAACTAGGAAACAAAGCCTGCTGTTGCTCCATAGGTCGCTAGGCTTCCGTTTTACAACCCGCTAGTACCGAAAGGAAAAACGGTCTTGGGGCTAGGCCAAAAACCTAGCCCCTTGTCTTTACAGCATCCTTATAGAGCCTTTATATGGGCATTCTACACACCCCTTATAGGGCTAACGCTCCCGCAAAAGGCTACGCTACCGTTTTATAGCTGGCCTACCGTTTTCGGTCCGCCACTTTTGCCAACGCTCCCGTTGTGCCTGGGCTACCGTTTGGTAATGCTCCCGCGAAAGCTTGCGAGCTTTGCAAGGTCCTTTGACGCTCCCGCCTTTCTTACCAAGGCGCGAAAGATAGGCCTTTATAATTTGATCTTCTGTCATGTTTTTATATTGTCCTTATAGGCTGCGCTGCCGTTTATTGTAAAGCGGAATGCCTGAGCTGCCGTTTATGGGCAAGCGAAAAAGCCGTTGGGGTTTGAACCCTTCGGCGGGGTTAGTTATTTATTACGCCTCGATATTGTCCCAATCTCTGATAACTACGTTTATACTTTCGGGCTTGCTAACTACTTCCGCAACACCGCCGCGAACGTCAATGACTACTGTTATAGATTCATAATGCTTCTTCAGTCGCACCGCTTCCTCGAATAGCTTACTCATTCTAGCGTTATACCTTTGCGCCCCTGTTCTTGTCTTAATCATTTTCATATCCTCTTTCTTTCTTATTCATTCACGCAATCAATACGACTGCGCTGCCGTTTGGAGTGGGTAACCCTATCGGGTCAATCCATCCTTTGCTCTCCCCGTGCTAAAGGGAGAGGCAAGGCGGGACTACTTGCTCCGATTTTTAGGCCATACCAGGACTATAAATAGAGAGATCAATCCACCATGGAGCAAACCCAAGGCGTATATTTGAGGGGAATTCAATTGCCTACCTCCCTTCTTATTACTGCGGTCCATTCCATGCCTTCACGAATGGCCCAACGTAGCGCGGCTCTCCATGTCAAAAAGCGTGCCTGGAATTGCCCGATTGAATTGTAAACGACATAAACCGCTTTCATGCCTTTATCTCCCCATGATCCACAAGGTGAAAAACGGTGTGGCAATCATGGCAGCGAAAATAAACCTTCCAACCTAGCGTACCAAGACACACAAGATTAGAGTTTTCGCACGTTGGGCAAGGTTGCGGGTTGTCGTTTATCTCTTCCTGGTACTCTTCGCGCGTCATACTTCGCCCCTTGCCATTGCTAATACTTTCTTTTTTGATCCACCGTGAGGAATGAACCCCACGATGACGGAACGATTAGCACGGGAGCAGAGCTTACAAGTTGCGCACGTCACGTTCTCTCGCGTTTGCGCAGGACATACTACAACCTTCCTCCCTTGTGGGGTTGTCACGTTTTCGCCGTCCATCGTGGGAAGAATAGTCACCACGGGACCAACTTCGAGCGCGGCAAGTTCATCGGCATGGCTCAAACCGTTTGCCGACAAGTTGACCGTAAACCCGCTACGGTTTGCGGCTTTAATCGCGTCACGGTTTGATTTTATCGGGCCATCTTGCCGCTCTAATACGGGTTTATGCGTATAGGTAAACCCATTGCGGCCCGTATTGGCCTTGGCAAGTTGACCAAGTAGCACACCGTTGACCGTATTATTATCTCCAGGCAAGTCTCCTACTTGATTATGCCGCCATAATTGACCAACGGGAAGGCGCGCGATTGATTCGCAAAATCCCTCCCAAGTTGTCCCACGGTCCGCGCCGTCAACCTTATTCCAATGCCATGACAACGGTCCGCCTTCGCCATAACAACCTTTCCCACCGTTTGCCTTTTTGAGTGGGCAAGCGTCGGGACAAGTGTTGCGGCCCGAAGTTGAAACGGGAATCTTTCCCGTCTTTACGTTTCCGCTCTTTTTCGACAAGTGAACGATAGGAGGGGCGTTGCGGATCATGGACGGCCCCCTTCCATTGCGACTAGTACGCTATGCGTAAACGCGTTTTCCTTTACCCATTCCATGACATTCGAAGCATAGAAGGAAGTTGTCATATCATGCAGGAATGATTCCAATCTGCTTTCATGGATTCTTCCAAAAACTTGAGAATCCAATATCTCTTTAGTTTTCCAATCTTTAATCAATATCTTGACAGTTGTGCCTTGTGGAAAGTAAGTGCCTTCGCTTACCTTCGCCTGAATAATACCGCCAACGCATTCTTCGCCAATTTTCCATGTTTTTGTCTTGTTCATAGTGTGTAGTTTCCTTTTCTTTATTAGTTTTTCCCAAAGTACCCCATCGCCATAAAAACGGCGCAGGGAGAGAGGAGGAGAGAGACGATGAGGAATTCAATCATTTTTGCTTCTCCTCACCTTGGAAGGCTCGCTTATTCTTTTCTATGATGTCGGCGAGTATGCCTTCAGAATGTTCCGTCTTTTGCCAATATTTATGCTTGCGTAGGTTGTCGTTGTTCAATCGTTTCCAATTCTTCTTTCCGTCTGCGGATTGCTCGATGACAACTGTTTCATAATCAAACCAAACTTTATAAGTGCCGTTGTCATAGTTTTTGCAATCCAACTGCCGAAGGACTCCAACTCCAACGCTGAGAGTTCCCCCGAAGAAGTTTCCGATGATCTGCGCGAGCCTTGCGGTTGCATAGGTTTCATCGTGGAGACGCACGCCGAGGTGCTTAGCTGCCTCAGCAAACGCTAAGATAGATTCCGCGCCGCCATTCCAATGTAGATATATGCCCACTGAGTTTGCGGTTGGCTTTTTTGCCAAAGTGATGACTGCTCTATTTCCCATATTGTGTATCCTTTCTTTTTCTTTTTGCCTTGGGAATTCCTAGCGGATTCTCCCTCGACGATTGCGAATATAATACAAGCGGATCGCATCATCAATACTTTCTTTTCGTTCATTTGATGATATAAGTTGACCTTATGGATGAACCAGGCGCATCTCCAGGCGCGATAGAATTGCCAACTGATAAAGCCAAAAACGGCAGGCCTACACAGTACGATGAAAAGCTAGGCGCGAAGATAATAGACGCAGTGCGTAGCGGGTTTACTTTAGAACGGGCTGCTGAATATGTCGGAATCAATCCAGGAACAGCGCAAGGATGGGTGAGTAAGCGTCAAGACTTTGGAAGACTTATTAAAAAGGCTAGGCGTGAACATGAGATGAGCCTACTTCGCAGCGTCGAACTAGCAGGGGAAAAGAGCTGGCAAGCGCGTGCCTGGATACTTGAGAGAACTCATGGATATGCCCAACCCTCTGCCCGCCTGCAAGTTAGCCAAGATGTCACCCATGGAATCAGCGGGAACTTGGCGCAGTTGCTGGCGGGGATAGCCATGAAAAAGAAAATCACAGCGAGCGCGGAAAAGCCAAAGTTAGAAAATGGTGGTAACTATATTGATGTTCAACCTATTGTGAAAGAATCCAAAACTGATAAGTCGCACAATAGATATTCTATCAACAACAGTCAAGTGCCTAATGATCAACAACATTTTCCTACAGTTTTGCCTAAGCCTCGTCACAAGCGAATGAAACTACGCAAGCCTAGAGCAGAATCCCTTGCAAAGTATCCGCCTACCACCACGCCCCCTAACAGCCCCCCAGCCCCCGTTTAATACGCATAAACCCCCCCAAATTATTGTGGCTCAAAATAAAAAGAGGTCTTAACCTACACTCATGCCAAAGCCTCCCAAGCGTAGCCAAGACGAGATACTCGAAGACCTCTCTAAACCATCTGCATTCGCTGCTAACGTATTGGGAATCAATCTGTATGACTGGCAAAGGCGCGTACTGCGTGATTTAGAGCAAAGAGACTGTCGCGTAGCCCTGCGTGCAGCCAACGGCTCTGGCAAGACCAGCACCGTTATTGCATCCATTTTGATATGGCACGCACTCGTTTTCCCACGCTCGATTGCGGTAACAACGGCAGGCGTTTTCCGCCAAGTCGAAAGTCAGCTTTGGCCTAGCCTTCGCAATCACATTGCCAAGCTTGGTGGCGCGTGGGAGGTAACATCTGGCGAGATCCGCTACCTACACGCAAACGGCAACACATCGCGCATCATAGGCTACTCAGCCACCGACCCAGGACGGGCTGAAGGTTGGCACGCCGAGGACCACGAATACCATCCATTGCTAATGGTGGTGGACGAAGCCAAGACTGTCGCAGACCCGCTGTTTGAGGCTATCAGCCGATGTCAACCAACCCGTTTGCTAATCGCATCCAGCCCAGGTGGGTCTAGTGGCGCGTTCTATCGAGCGTTTACCAAGGAAGCAGCAATGTGGCAGAAGCACGCTGTCACAGCGTTTGACTGCCCCCACATTACGCAGACACAGATTGATGAGGTGATCCAGAGGTACGGCGAGAAGCATCCCCTGACCCGTTCCATGATCTACGGCGAGTTTGTAGACGTAGGTGCGGAAAGCTTGGTAATCAACCTAACCCAGCTACAGAACTGCCTAACCAGCCCACCCGACTTTAAGCCAGGTGTTAGGATGGCAGGCGTGGACTTCGCTGCGGGTGGAGACTGCAACGTGCTTTGCATTAAGGACGGTAACAAGGTGCTACCTATGATTGCATGGCGCGAAAGGGATACGATGTCTGCTGTTGGCAGGTTTATTGTCGAGTTTAAGAAAGCTGGCCTAGAACCAAGCAACATCTACGCTGACGCAAGCGGTCTTGGGATGCCTATGTGCGATGCGTTGGCTGAAGCTGGCTGGGAGGTTAATCGGGTTAACTTTGGGGCTACAGCCTACGACACCGATGCATATACCAATAGATCGGCTGAGATGTGGTTTAACATGGCAAAGAAGATTGAGGATGCTGAGATCATATTGCCAGAGGATGAGGACTTGACAGCGCAGTTGACTTGCAGGCGTACAATCACCAACAGCAAGGGCAAGCTTGGCGTGGAGTCAAAGGACTCGATGCGTGCGAGAGGCATAGCATCACCAGACAGAGCCGATGCGTTGGCACTATGCCTTGGCGGTGGTAATATGAAGTGGGACTTGACTTTCCCCGTGGAGCGTCCAACTTGGAAGTCACTTCTGTCCTTGATGGATCACAACGACCCCGTCATGGCAGGATTTGACGCAGGAGGATAAAACTATGAACATCTGGAATTGGATTACTTCAAACTGGCAAGAGATCGTAGCCGCTGTTGGTGGCATCGTTCTCGCTGCTCGCATCATTGTTAAACTAACCCCTACACCCGCTGACGATTCCTTCTTGGAAAAGATTGTTAATTTTCTAAAGACGGTTGGGTTGAACATCAAATAACCAGCAAGTGATCGGTGCGATATTTAATCTCATCGCATCAATCCTCCGCCTCATCCCAGCGTGGCGTGAGAAGCGGGTTAACAATATTGAAGGCGAGTGGAAACATAATCGCGAAGCTATTGAGCGTGATCTGCGTGGTGAGTCTTGGTGGGTGCGCAACAACGACACCAGTAACCCACACAACGGGGGTAGTTGAAGAACTGATGAAAGATCAAAACTACAATGAGATTCGTAGAGGCACACCTGGAACCCGTGAATGGGCTAGGAAAGCTTTGAATGCAGTCAACGATCTTTCATACGAACTTAAAGTGGAGCGCAACAAATGAACGCTAAAGATACAGCAAGAACAGATTATTACACGAGAATCATTGATGCTCTTAACCAGCGGGAGACTTGGGAGAATCGTCAACGGTTGTTCTACCAAGCTCGCTACTTTGGCGTGCGCCGTAAGGTCAAGCCTTGGCCTACCGCAGCCGACCTCCACGTTCAGTTGATCGACACAGCGATTGAGAAGCTGAAACCCAGCTTTGTCAACAGCGCAATCGGCAACGACATTCTTTCCAGCTTTGTTCCTATGCGCCAGCAGTTGGCTCCGCTGACCGTTTCAGCCGAGCGTTGGTTTGACTACAATATGCGTGAGCGTACCAATTTCCAGAAGGAGATTGTTTCCGTTATTGACCACATCTTGCTCTACGGACGAGGCGTGGCAAAGGTTGTATGGAACGAGGACAAGAAGCGTATTGACTTTGAGGCCA